AAAGCATCTTTAGTAGGAGAATATTCTAAAACATCAGATATTCTTAATGATAAACACTCTGCTGTTTCAGCTGTTAAATATAAACCAGCTTGCAGCATATGTCTTGTAGCTGTGTTTGAATTTGCTGCTGCTAGTTTTTGCACTCCAACTAACGCATTTTTATCTGGTGTACTACCATCTCTAGCTTCATTTAAACCGGTAGTATCTCTTATCATTTGCATGTAGTAATTATATGTACCAATTAAAGCTTGTAGTTTATTACCACCAGACCCAGATGTGATTTCTTGAATAGGTACTTTACCAGGGTTCATATCACCTTCAGAAGTAAATGATCTACCTATTACAGATCCAGTTTGGAAAAACATGTTTAAAGCTTCTTGTGGATTATAATTCGTACCATTACCTAAGTCTATTTCCGCTAAACCATCAGCATCTAAATAAACACCATCTGGTACCATACGCGCCATAACTTGTTGAAGTTTTAAATGTGTTAACTGTATCATATCAGCAAAACCAGTTATTCTTCTTACTAAAGATTCTATTTTACCGTTGTATATACGCGGTGCGACAATAGCGTAATTCATTTTAACTTTTGTAAAATCACTTTTAGGACGCATCATATTTGAAGCCATCTCCCATTTAAGTAATTTATCTGTACCAAGTATCATAGCTCCATCATATAATACCTCTATATTTCTTTGTAGCTTTGAATAACCACCTTCTTTGTTTTCTGGTGGATTAAATGAGTCATCTTTTTCTATGGCTTTTTCAGCTCCAGTTGAAGTTTCTTTTAACTTATAAACCTCGTTCATGTAGGTTTTATAATTAAAATATAAAACTTGTATCTTATTGTTATCTTCTTTATCAGAGTTGTATTTACTTCTATTACTGTTTTTTTGATAAGATTTGTTTTTCATAATATCCTCAAGATCACTTTCTGTTAAATGAGGAAACTCTTTCGCTAATTCGTTAACTGGTATTGATTTAACTTCACCAACATAATATATGTCTTCAAAATAAGGAGAGTCGCTGTAAGAATAAACTAAGTTAGCTGGGTCTACGTAATTAATAGTAACACCTTCAGAAGTGTTAAAACTTGTTTTGACACAACCTATACCTAAAACAGCTAAGTCGTAATAAAATCTTTTTTGAATTAAATCGTATTTATTACCCTGCATTAAAACATTTATAGCTTGCTCTTCTGCTAACTCAACAGCTTGTTTGTAGTTTAATTGCATGTGTATACCTAGCTCTTCAACGTTTGTTGGTAATTCTTCTATAGTACTTTCTCTAGTATTTACACCAAACTCTTCATCCATCGCAACATCAAACTCTTTAGTTTTCATATCATCTAAAATATCTTGCATGTATTTTGTTCTTTTGTCAACACCATTTGGAGATTGAGAAAAGGCTTTAATGTCATAAGTTCTTTGTGACATTCCGTTAACTAATATATCTACGAATTTTGGGATTATTGGGACTGGAGTCCAGTCTAAGTTGAGATAAGATAAATCACCATTGATAGATAACTCATCTTTGTATTTTTGAATTGATTGTTCGCCTCTAGCGTATAATCTTAAATTATGGAAATTATTATAATTGTTTCTATATCTATTATTATTTCTGTCGTCATTAAACCACTCTGTTTCTATAGCTTTACCTACTTTTAAACCGTAATCATAGCTTAGCTTTTCAGCATCGCTAACGGCTTGACTTGGAAAATAACTTTTAATGCCAGAATATGCCATATTTATTATTTAATTATTTGTGATGTATTGCCTGAGTTTTTATACTTTGCAATACTTATGTTTAACTTAGGTTTTTTAATTTTAGCGTTAGGTCTATACAAGTGTCTATTGTTAGCCATTACTGCTAAACCAGAACTTATTGTTGCGTCAAACTTTGTTCTTTTATTTATATCAAACTTAGCCCAGTCATTTAGTAAACTATTAAAATATAAATCACCAAACGTACCATCTTGTTTCATACCAACGTGATCTTGAATATACATTTCAATAGCGGCAGCGTGAGCTTGTTTTATGTCTTCACTAGTGTTAGGTATTCCTCCAACTTCTTTTTCTGCAACAGATAATTTATTCCATATTTTATCTGGACGATTCATACTAAAACCTCTATAACCTCTTCTTCTAAGATAATAAAGTAATCTAGGTTTATTGTTCTCTGCGAGTATTGGCATACCGTAAAATACTAATGCCATTAAAACATCTTCAAAGAATATTTCAGCCGTAGGTGGTCTTGACAAGTACTCTAAAAAAAAGCTATTTGCTGGAGCGTCCTCCATGCTAAACTTAGTAAGTCCGTGTAATGCTCCTTTAGAGCCTTGACCATCTACGGTGCCTGATATATCATATGAATCACAGCCAAAGGCTCCCATATGTTCGTTACCAGGATATTTTATACCGTTTTTTAATACAACTCTGTTTTGTAATTCTTGCTTTGGAACCCAACTAACTTTAAATCTACCTTTTGGATCTGGATAAAAAATTACTTGTGAATCTTTTACACCGTTAACCCATTGAAAATTACCAGTTGTAATACCAAGAGTTCTAGCCATTTCTTCGTTGTAATCTATCTGCTCGTATATTTTTACTAAATTAAATATACTGTTTTTTGTTTCATCTCTAAACGCGTGTTCTTCAGTTCTTGGAAACTGTCTATAAAACTCGTTTAAAGCATCTTGATCTCCTTTTAAACCTTCTGCTTCGTTTTGCCAATGATCTACAACTCCTACGTCTATTAATTCTCCATCTGGGGCGAACACGTCTGAGCTAGGAGTAATAAAGACAGGAAGTCCGTGCTCGTCAATAAATCCCTCATAGTTCCATTCCATTGGGATAAACAAAGAATATAGACCAGATTTTGTCTGACCATTTCTATTTCTTTTAGTGACATCTGATGCTGTATATAATTTTTTGAAGTTTTCTCCACCCTTATCTAATGAATTTGAAGTAGAGCCCATCAAACATTTACCAATAATCCTACTACCTAATCGTAAACATGTTTTTGTAACTCTCCAGTTATTTAATATATTATCAGGTCTTTCCCATTTACCGCTTTCATCATGTACTAATAGCGCTAGTTTTTCACCATCATAACTATTATCACCTGTGTTTTTCCAGTCTATAGTTGTATCTAAACCTGCTAGCTCTTCAAGCTTTTCACCACTTGTTATTTTTTTTCTAGTAAATTTACTAGCTGGTACTCTGTAGGCTAGTTCTGTTTTAGGACGGTCCATACCGTCTTGTATTGGTTTAAAGAAAAATGGGTAGTTAATGCTAATTGGTACGACTTTATCTGTAAACATTTTTTTTGCATCAGCACCTGTTTTAGAAAGTATCCCATATCTACTATCACTCGCTAAAGTGGCTAAGTTAACTGTTTCTGCTGATGACATAAAAGAAAAACCGGAACGTCTATTTTTTAAATAACACATACCGTAGCATCTTTTATCAGCTTTACAAGCTTCCCAAAATATATAAAATAACCTATTAGCTTCTCTAAAGTCAGGCGCACCTACATCTATTTTGCTCCATTGAAGATACATATAATGAGTACCTACTATATATGTTGGCTTACTATTATTTACAAACCAAAAACCTTCATCTCTTCTTTTAAACTCTTCGTCTATATAATCAAACCACTGATCTTTAGCCTCGTCTGGATAAGACCTCCAGTCAAATATATTTTTAAGTCTTGTTAGCTCTTTTGGTTGATTAAATTTTACCCACTTGTTTAGCTCATGTTTGAACACTTGCCTTGGCACTTTTGGCAACGCAATTCGCAAATTTTGGATTTCATATATTTCACCAATTTGACCAGTTTTTGATATAACGATAACATCATGTTCTTTATTGTATCCATATTTCCATTTTTTACTTTTATTAAGTCTACTTATAGTAGTCTTTTTTATAGGTTCTATTATTTTAATTAAACTTTGCTCGTATTTCATTTTGATCTTCCCTCTGCAAATCCTTTAAACACCCTTTGTTTTTTTTCTTCAGGATCTTTACCATCAAGTATATTTTCTTCCTCTTGGATTCTGTTTAATATTTCAAACGCATCAAATATAGCTAGCTTTTTAGTAGCTGCTGCATTTTTTAATCTGTCAGCTGATATATCGTCATCACTATCTACAATTGCTTCTTTAGCTACTTTAATTAGTTCTTCAACTGCTTTGTGCCCAGCTTGGATTATACGTTTCTTCGTTTCCTTGATATTCATATTTGATTGTAATAAAATTAGATAAAACTCGGTATAGTCTTTCATTGTCAACAATAAACTCGTATTCACTGCTTGGTCTAAAGCCAACTAAATCATTAACTTCAACCGTACCGTCCGAATACTTAACTACACCTTGTAAAGGTTTTTCAGATTTAATATTAAATTGATCTACAGCTTTTAAAGGCTTAACAAAACAATAACCTTTTGGAGCAATCCACTCTTTGTTTCTTTTGTATAAAAAAATTTGATCATTGTTTATAAGGTAAGTAGACTCATTAAAATAAGCTCTGCTGTTTTTTTCTACACCTTTTATATTATGCCATCTACGAAAAACATTGTGATGTACTAT